AAAAATAGGGTCCCCTTATGACCCCCGACCCCCTTTAATTATATTTAATAATATTACTTGTTGTAGTATTTTTTAATATAATAAAACATAAACATAGAGGCTTTAGTGCCTATTAACTTAATTAATGAGGTAACAATATGGCTCTTATAAAGACCGCCGCTAATACGCAAAAGCGTGGAGTAGAGACTCCTAGTGCTTCGTATTTGTCGCTTAAGCCCTTATGGAAGAAGGCTCGCGCTGTACTCCAAGGTGAAGCACATGCAAAGGCGCATGATGAATATGTAGAACACGACTACTCTAACTTACTATTACCATTTAGTCCTAGTATGACACAAGCACAATACGACTTCTACAAGTCTGAAGGAGAATTGCCGGGTTTAACTACTCAGTATGCTCGTGTTTTAATTAGTGCTTTATTGCGTAAACCTTCTACACTAACTTTGCCAGAAGAATTACCTGATGAGGTTAATGACTGGATTACAAAAGATATTACCCTTGATGGTGCATCTTTATTTAATTTTTTAGATGCCGCTATATGGGAAGAACTACAAACATCTCGTGCTTGGGTTTACATTGATAGACCTACTGTTTCTGATGTTGAGTTAGAGATGATGACACCCGAAGAGAGAATGATGATTTCCCCTTACCCGGTGCTAATCAAAGCAGAGAATGTTATTAACGTACAAGTTAAAACACACCCAGTTACTCGTGTTAAATCATTATCGCGTTGGACAACAAGGTACATCACAGAAGAATATTCGGAAGATAACCCTTGGCACCCTAACTACGTTGATACTGTTTGTGACCACTACCTTGATGAAGGTGGTTTATTAGTATTAGATTACTACAAAAAGTCTCACGGTTCACACGAAGTAGAATCGCTGAATGGTGTTATACAACAAGAATACGAAGATTCCGCTGATGGTGGATTCCAAAAATATAATACAGTTTATCCAATGAAGTTTGGTCAACGTTTAGATAGAATACCTGCTTTCCCGTTAAATGGACAGCTAGATCCTATTGAACCAGTACTAATGCCCTTGATAGACCGTGAAGTTGCTCTTTACAACAAAGTATCACGTCGTAACCACTTACTAATGGGTGCGGCCACTTATACACCTGTCGTACAATCAGATATGACTGATGAAGAGTTTGAAGAGCTAGTAGGTGCCGGTTTAGGTACTTGGCTACGCGTTCGAAAAGACGAGAGCATAACAGTATTAGAAACACCTACGGGCGCTTTATCTGACATGGATAGAGCAATTGAAGCCACAGTTCAAGAGATGGCTAAGATGGGTATTCGAATGTTATCTCCCGAGCAAGCCGCTTCGGGTGTTGCTTTAGAGATTCGTAATGCTTCTCAGACTGCACAATTAGGAACAATGAACGCTAAGATATCTGGCACTATGCAAGAGATACTAGCCTTTATGATTAACTGGAAATACGATACCGATTACACAGGTAACGATATTGAATTCCAACTGTCTGCCGACTTTGCCGCTACTGTAGGTGGAGAAGGTTCTATGCGTCTAGTTTCAGAGTGGTACCAAAGTGGTATTATTTCTAGAGACACGTTTATTAACATTGCTAAGTACAATGACTTCTTACCGGCTGACTATGACGATGATGAAGCGGTTCAAGCTATACAGACAGACCCTTTAACAAATACGCCTAGTGATGAAGACATTAATCTAGACGAAGAATAAAATTCTAAGGTCTCCCTTCGGGGAGGCCGCTAACATCCACGAATTATAGTAATGGAGAAGATGCTATGTCGATTAACGAAAAGATTTTTGACAGGATAGTTGACCATAGTGGCGACGTCCGTCTATACGAAAACGGAGTGCAAAAGGGAAACCGCACTATTATCCGTAAACACAGATTTAATTTAAGAAACCTTTTAAGAGGGGATATCAGAGCTAACGTGAAACCTGAAGTAACTCGGTTCGCTAAAGAACTCCAATCTCACAATAACAAGAGTTTGTTAGAGTTCTCCAACTCTCAAAGGGTTTTCCACAAGAATAACTTGGACGCTGAATTAAAGAAATTTTACAGAGTACAAAAGCCCAAGAATACGGCTTTAGTGGCTGAAATAACAGGTCCACAGATAAAAGGCTCACGAACACTGAAAGGTAATATGAAGAATATTGCTTCAGGTGAGCTAGTCAGAATACAAACAAGAGTACGTGGTGGTTTAGCAAAAGGCTTAACACAAGATGAAATTATCAAAGATGTAATGAAAACAACTAAAATAACTGAACATCAAGCACGTACACTAACAAGAACATCTATTACAACTACACAGGTTGCCTCGCTTAATCAAGTTATGGAAGCCAACAACGAGGTAGTTAAAGGCTACATGTTTACTGCTATCCTAGATGGTAGGACAAGTTCTATATGTTCTTTTCATAATGGAAAAGTATATGATATCGATGACAGACGTTTTCAACCTCCACTACAC